CCTGACCCGCCTCAAAGAGCGACCGGCTGAGAATATCGTGGGAGCCGGTAATGCGGGTGACGGTACGCTCGACATCGAGCGGCGTGATCCCCAAGGGCTTGAGCATCCTCTCCCAGACCTGTGGATAGCGCCCCCCACCCCTCATCACCGTCCCCGTCTCCAACCAGAGCGAACGGGCGGTGGCAGAGAAGCCCTCACGGGGGTGGAAGGCAGAACTCCACATCAGGCGGATGAAATTGCTCACTACGTTAAGCCAGATGAAGCCTGGGTTGTTGATAGTAACGGCCGCCGTCACCCCCTTGATCAGGCCAGCCATCGGGAAGTACCACCGGGAGAGGAAGCGGCCGAACTTGGTAGCGTTCCAGAGGTCCCGCTGCGTCATCTCGGCAAAGGCGCGGGCCTTAGCGACGACGTACTCGGGGATCGCCTGCTCCAGGTCGGCGCGGGCGATCAGCGTCTCACCACGCGCCAGCGCCCCCCGGACATCGTCGACGGTAGCCTCGGCACGATAGAAACCCGCCTCCGCCCAGTCGTCGATCGTCGAACCGATCTCCTTCAGGGCGTCATCGAAGACATCCGATTGCTTCTCAGCAATGCGGGCACCGAAGTCGAGCATGTCGTCGTTGGTCTCGCGCAGACCAGGCAGATTCTCGCTGACCCAGCGGGTCGGTTTGCCGGTTTTGAAGGTCTCACCGATCTCGGAGATGCGCGCGGGCTCGCGGGCGAGGGCCGCCTTGATTGGCTTCAGGCGGCGCTCCAGCGTCACCGCCACCGAGTCGGCGAAGAGGTTGGCGGGCTTCTCGAAGAGGAGGCGTGAGATACCCTTCACCGGCTCCGTCACCCTCTGCGCCGCATAGGACGCCTCTGGCATCCGCGTCAGCGCCTTGTAGCTCTCCAGCTTGAAGAGTCCTGTGATGCCACTCTTCGAGAAGGCGGCGCGGCGGCCAGTGGGCGTGAAGAGGCGAAGGAACCGGCTAAGAGGCGCTCCCCCCGTAACCGCCTTCAAGGGCACCGTCACGGGCTTGGCAACCCAGCCAATGGGGACGAAGTTGAGCGGATCCATAGCGACCCAGCCCAGCATATTAGCCAGGAAACCAGCGCCGCCCAGAGGGTTCTCTTGGAAGTAGCGCTCCAGCTCGGTAGCGGCCGCCTCGCCAGTAAGGCCGTCCGCCATGATGCGCTCGACCTCCCGCATTGCGTCGCGCTCATGCTGACGCTCCCAGTCCCAGAAGTTGAAGAGGCTGAAGTCCCACAGCCGCGTAGCGAAGGCTTGACGGAGGTAAGGATCAGGGATGGCGTTCTGGTAGTAGCCCTGGCCGATCACCTCCTCGATACGCTCGACGGTCTCACCAGTGAAGAGGCCGCTGAACGCATCCCAGGCGGTGCCAAACGGGTTGCCAACGATGTTGCGGAGGGCACTCTCGTCCTTCCCCATCTTGTTCAGATCACGCTCGACGAGATCCGCCACCAGTGTCTGAGGCTCGGTCAGCCGCATGTACTGCATGAAGACGGCGGGATCCTCGAGTTGCTCGGCCAGTTGCTGGTCAAGGACGAAGGTCGGGTCGAACGGGAAGTCCCCCACCGCCAGCCGGGCATCACTGTCTATCGAGAAGGGCAACCCCTGGAGAGGGCGCTGATCGATGGGAACGGCCTCCGGCGTGAGTTCCGCCATAAGCCTAGTAGTATAGGCTCCCTGCTCCTTGTAGTAATCGATCGCCTCCGCCCTCTTCCGTGCCACGTCGTCAATGCCAATAATCGCGTCGATGGCGTCGCGCGCCTGCGCGTCGGTGCGGATCTGAGACAGATCAACGCCCTCCGGCGCGAACGGATCACGACCGGTAAGGTTGAAGATATAGGGAAGGTTGGTAATGAGGTTGCGAAGACCTCGGCCGAAACCTCTCGCACGCTCGGGACCAAAGCGCAGCGAGGAGATCTGCTCGACCGCCTCCCCGCCAAAGTCGGTGGCCTTCTCAAAAGCCTTGCGGAAGAAGGACATTACGCCTCTCCAGGCGTAGTCGGCGCACCTAGCGCTGTCTCCGGGGCAGGGGGCTCAATCGCGGACTGGACAAGCGTCCCCAGCGAGGCGGTACGCATCATCCACCCCCGCAACTCCCTTTCTGTTGGTGGCCGGTTAAGTTGCCTCTCCACCTCGAGGCGGGCACGGAAGAGGGAGATCTCGCGTGGGGTGCCCTCACGCCCCGCAAGCCGGAAGAACTGGGTCTCGATTGGGCGCTCGGCGGCACCCAGCCGCTCGATGCGCTCACCAAGACGGTCAGCGGGGCTGGGACGGGTTGAGACACGCTCCACCGGACGCTCCTGTGGCCGGGGGGCGGCCCCCTGACCGCGCGCCTGCTGCTGTGTGACGAACTCCTGGATCTGTTGCAGCATCGCAGTGCGGTTCCCCCCACGCTGGGGCTGGGCCGGCTGCTGGGGAGGGGGAACCGGCTGGGGCTGCGTCCGCGTCGGTGCCTGCGGCGCGCCACGCTCGACGTCCATGCCGAGGTTCTTCCGCGCTGCCAGGAGTTGACGCCGCTGCGCGCCCCGGTGGGCCAAGGTCGAGCCCCCACCACCTCCTCTGATCGTCATCAGATATTCCTCCTAGGTTGATCCAGATCCGCCCGCCGCTTACGCAGGGTGTGGAGCAGCTTGGCCGGATCGGTCTGGGGCTCCTGCTCCGGCGGAGGCTGTGGCCGGACGAAGATCCGCCGGACGAGGCGGTCGGCGCGGTCTGAAAGCAGTGGTGTCATCGCGGCACGTCATGTAGGCTACAGGCCAGGCGGTACGTGGAAGCGTTGTCACCTTCAGGTGTCACCGCCGCTACGATGGAGGCCCATTCTTCGGCGGGGATGAAGAACTCACTGCAAACCTCCTGTTCGCCGCTTGATGTCTTTTGCCCTATGGCAAGTGGGATATGCTCCTTACGGACATAGCGGAGGCGCACACCCCCCAAGAGTTCGTGGTCAAGCTCCGTGACTCGTGCGAAATAGAAACCGTTCGCCCAGTGAAACTCCGGCCCCGTCGCCAACGGTCGTCCTGTCTGCTCGACCAATACTCCTCCTCTGGCTACTGTGTCATCCGGCCGCACTGAGCCTCTCTACATAGTCGCGGGCGACTCGGATCCGGACATGTCCACCACACGGGCAGTAGAACCAAAGAGCGGTTGGCCCGTAGCCTGCCAGGTACAGTGGCTCATGCCCGAATAGGCGGTGCCAGAGTTTGCCCTTCTTCGGTTGCTTTGGCTCCTTTTTCTTGTGGCCCATACTCCATTCCTCCAGCTACTATATCATCCTCCAAGCCTTCGTGGTGCGGACGGCAGGACAGCGCGGGTTCCCCCGGCCTGTTGGGGGGGCGCGCGGCCCTCTCCGGCGACGATGTTGGCCAGCGTCGATGCGGGGAACCTCTCACGCAGGAAATCCAGCGGGGAGGGGTCACTCACGACGCCAAGCCGGGGACGTCCGAAGATCTCTTCGATGGTGATTGTGGTAGAGAGCGACCGGAACTGCTCGCTCGTCGTCGTCTCCCTATGCTCTCGGAAGACCCTCTCGATCGTCTCGCGGATGTTCTCCGTGATGTCCTGCGGCTCCCCATCGGCCACGGAGCCCGTCAGGCGCTCGATGGTCGACTCGATCAGCTCGTTCAGCTCAATGTCACTGATCCGCTCCTCCGTACCGACCCGCGTCGTCTCCTCCGTCACTATGCCGCCAAAGCGCTCACCGAGCCGCTCAACGGCGCCCTCCAGACCAACTACCCTAGACGGAACTTCGCCTTCTCCAGCAATCGCCAGTTCGGCGAGACGGCCGATCTCGGCGAGATAAGGAGTAAGGAACCGCTCAGGGTTCGCCAGCACGAAGGTATAAGTACCCACACTGATCTCCCCCTCCCGAAGAGCGGTATCGACCCAGGTCGACACGGCGGTCATAAAGTCGTCCAGCATCTCCTCCGGCGTCGGGATGTCAACAAACTCCGTCACACGGCGGCCGGTAGTAACGTCCTCCTCACCAGTGACCGTCTCGGTTACGGTGACCTGTTGCTCCTCAGTAGTGGTGCGGTTCTCCGTGATGTTGTTGAGAATGTTACGGGCACGCCCACTGTCGGCACCGCTCAGAGCGTCGATCAGGCCCTCCGTCAACCCGACAAGGAAGTCATTGACCGCCGAATCGGTTGTAGATCCAAACTCACGCTGCACCCCCTCGAAGATGGTCAAGAACGCTAGGGGATCTGCAGCCCGCTCCTCCTCCAGCCGCGCCTCAATCCCTCGAAGACGGTCAGCGGAGACCCCTTCAGGCTCGAACATGAGGCGGAGCAGTTGCAGGACAGTCTGGCGCCACGCCTCAGTACCCGGATGCGGACGGCCACCCTCATGTGTCATCTCTACACGCCTGCTCTCTCGCCCATCGAACCGACCAGCTCCATGCCGCGCTGTCGCTCACCAGCCTGCTCAGCCTCGCCGCGCCGCTGCGTGCTCTCCGGCACACCCGTCTCCGGCCCCATCCCCGGAGCCGCCCCACCGCCGGGCACAGTACCGGTGATCTGCCGGAACTTGAGATCCTCGATCATGCGGGCGCGCATCCCGCTCTCGCGCATCCGGGCCGCCATCTCCTTCTCCCCGAAGCGCTCCAGCGCCTGGGCGATCTGCTCCAGCACCAGGACGGGGTCTTGGTTGGCGAGATCCTCCCAGATGAGGTCCATCTCACCCTGCGGGTCCTCCTTCTGGAGGATCGTCTCCAGGACAGTCGTGAGGGAGAGGATCGGTCGGCGCGGGTCAAGGGCCAAGCGGGCCATCTGGATACGGATGTGCATATCGTCGGGCAGCGCCGGCCGGAAGACAGGACGGGCACGGTACTTACGGCCGCTCTCCATGTCGGCGACGGGGTCGAACTCGATGCTGAAGAAGGTGTTCTGCTTGAACGGCACCGAGACGCTGAAGGGCCGGAGTTCACGGGCGGCGAGCTGCATCTGGTTGAGCAGCGACGTTCCCATGCGCTGGCCGAACTGCTTGAGGCCGCTCATGTAAGGCTCCAGGGCGTTCAGGGCGGCGCTCGTCATCTGTGAGAACAAGATGCCTGACGCCAGGTCGCCCCCGCCCATCGGCATAGAGGCGCGCAGGATCGCCGAAAGGGTCCCCTGCTGCTGTTCTTGCCGAAGGATCTCCATCAGCCGGAAGGCGTCGGCGGTGATCGGTGTCGGCTCCAACCGCTCCACGCTCTCCTCCGGCCGGAGCGCTACGCGGCCCTCGATGTTCGGCGTGAACTTCGGCAGCTCGCCGGTCGGCGTCTTGAAGACCCAGGTACCGTAGGTACCGAGCGAGAAGTGCTGGAAAATAGTTGCGACTAGCTCGTTGTACTGGGGGATCTGCTCCTCGACGGCGGACAGGATAGAGCGGCCGCTCTCGGCGACCCAGGTGTTCCTCCCCTGCCAAAATCTGGTCTGCACACCGAGCAGGTCGGCGCGCTGCTGGAACTGGTAGGAGATGGGGTCGGGGATGGGAGGCTTGTACTTGATCGCCACGCCGTTGACCGGCACGCCGATGATCGGCAGGGACTGCGGATCGTAGCCGTGCTTGTGGGCCGGGATCAGCCAGCGCGCGTCGGACAGGTTACCTCCCGTTTCGGGCGGCATGTAGTAGGTCGAGCCCGCCGGGTCCGGCGAGACCACCGCCAGGACACCGGTGATGCCTGGGCGGTCGCCGCGCTGGTTGGACCAGAACTCGATCTTCTCCGCCGGTTTGTTCGGGTCGAAGTTCCGCATGTCGCCGGTCATGTCCGCGTAGACCTCGGGGTAGATCGAGGCGAGGTCGCCCAGCGTTGTGAGCTGGCGGATGATGACCGACTCCAAGCCGAAGTTGTCGAAGTGCGGATAGACCGTGCGGGAGTCGTAGATGTCGGCGATGATCGGCGACTCGCGGTAGTCCAGCGCGGCGGTGGTGACGTGGAACTTGCCCCAGATCCAGCCCCTGAGCAGGGCTTGGTAGGAGATCTGCTTCCAGAGGGGCAGCTCGCCGCGCATCGAGCACATCTCGTCGACGTCGATGACGACGCCCTGAAGGGTGCGCTCGATCTTCCCGATCTTGTCGCGCTCCTCCTTGTTCTCCGCCTCCATCTGGTTGAGATCGATGCGCCAAAAGGCGTCGTTGCGGGTCATGATCGAGACGGCGGTGTCGACGGCGGTGCGGGGCTCGTTGGAGATGAAGCGCCGGTAGCCCAGCGGCTTCATCTGCTGGATCTGATCGAGCAGGAAGTACAGCGACGCCCAGTAGTCCATCCGCATGTGGAGCGGGCGCCAGTAGAGGCTGCCGAAGACGATCAGCGTAGAGATGCGCTCCTTCATCGCCGCAGCCTCCAGCGGCGTCAGGAGGGCCTCTTCGCGGATCTGTAGATCAGCCACGCTTAAGCTCCGTTATCTTGCGGATGGCGGAACGGGGGATGAATGTCGCGCAGCCATAGTCCTTTGAGACGCTGCTCCCACTATTGCCACGGGACTCCACCACAACGAGTCCCCGATCATCGTCCTGCGTGACGTAGCCGACACTGCGAATCTGCCAAGCCTGAGTGGGCAGATCGTCGGCGCTGCTCCAGGCGTGCCTAGTCAACGTGTCCTCCCACTCCACCTCCACGATGCGCTCAGCCACAGTCTACACGTCCCTCACGATCAGATCGAATCCCGCGCTCACGTCCATGTTCGCGGGGGTTCCCCGCCCCATCACCTTGAGGATCGCCGGTCCCGGTATCTTCCAGCAGGGGTTGAAGGGGTGGTGAACGTAGCCCTTGCCTAGACTCTTCAGCCCGAACGTATGCTTGGTGAGGAAGTTCGTCAGTTCGGCGTCGGGCTCGGGATTCTCCAGGAGGTAGAATGTCGGCTGCCCCCTCCGTCCCCTTGTTCAGGCTAGCCCAGTAGGCTGTCATGTAGGCGGCTTGCGTGGAGGGGATGCCATAGATCGCCATCTGAGTCTGGCCCTGCCCAGCGTAGATTTCAGCGGTTACCGTTCCATCTGTTTGAGCCGTGGCCGTGATGTTACCGACGTTGACGCTCGTAGCTCCCTTGGTGAGCACCATCATTCGATGGATGATGACGTAGGCGTTGACGGTGGGGACGTTGGTCGTGCCGTTCAGAACGATGTCCTCGGACACCTCGGCCGTATCCCAATCCGTCAGGCCAAAGACTCGTAGCGTCCTCGCCCCCACACCAGCAGGGTCGCCATCGTCGCCAGCGTCGGTAGAGACGATGTCGTGAATCCGCGCCTGTGTAGGAGCGACCCAGAGGGCCTCATCTTGCACCGTGTTCGCCATGTCCCAGATGTCTGTAGGGGCAGCGTCCACGTTGTTCGCCCGCCCGAACTTGTTCACCGTCCGGTAGCCGGAGATGTGCCCGTCTACTAGGTGGCATTGCATCAACTCTTCCAGCCCCCAGAGACGCGGATCAGGATCAAACTCGTGGACCATCAGCGCAACCACCCGTGCGGCATGTCTTCAACAGGGCCACGGCTGAGGACGACGCCATGCTCCCCCGTCACGATCACCTCCGGCTGGCGCTGATCCTGCTCCGTCCGGTGACGGGCGAAGCGCTGTGAGAGGAAGGTGGCGCCGGCGGCGGCGATGACGAGGTCGTCGTACTTCCTCTTCTGGGCCTTCGCCTTGATCTGACCGCCCCGCACCTTCTCCCACGAGAAGCTCCCCATCTCCTTGACAAGCTCGGCATCACGGGTCAGGAAGGTGCGCTCGAAGACCGCCTCGCGGAAGACGCGCAGCATCTCGTCACGGCGCGACTGGCTTGGATAGATCCAGGGCTCCGGTGTCTTGCGGGGCTGGTCGTAGTCGACGTGGTAATAGATGTTCGGGTAGCGCAGGTCGCGGCAACGCTCCAGCGCCGCCGAACCGTATGTCCCACGCTCCCCACCGAGCAAGGCACCGTTGTAATACTGAGCGACGGCACACGCCATCGCGCCACACTCCGAGGGGGTCGCCCTGAGCCTCAGCGTTGCGGCGTGGTGGCGGGTGAAGGCGTTGAGCACAACCAGCGCCGTGTAGTCGTTCTCCCTCCCAACACCACCCTCGGCGCAGTCCATATAGGCAACATAGAGCTGGGCGGGGTCAGGACGTTCCCAGATGCTCAGGTGGGGGCCGTAGAACGAGATGTTAGCCTCCTTGTAGGGAAGACCGTCGAGACGGAAGGCAGGGTCGGCGACCTGGCTCTTGAAGTAGGCGAGGTGGTCGACATCCCCTTGCCCCGCAAAGTAGTTACCCTCTCCGGTGAGAAAACTCGTATCGAAATCCTCAACATACTCCTGGGTGAAGGGCACGCCGGTCTTCAGCAACTCACGCTCGCGCCAGCGGCGCCAGAGGATCTGATCGGTGGTGAGGCCGTGCTGCTCCATCAGGAACTGCTCGTGGCGGCCGGCCCGGAAGCTCAGGCGGAGGTTCTCCAATTCCCCCGGCGACAGTTGCAGGTCACAGTCCTTCTCACCGAGCAGCCCAGCACGATAACGGGGCTCGATCCACCACGAGTAGAAATGGAGCCGCCAGCGATTGAGCGGATCGGTCTCGTCGCGGGCGTCGATGCAGTAGTCGTAGAACTCCCCCGCCGCACCGTTCGGTGTCGACTCCATATCGAACCAGCCGTCCGGCGGACCAGGGACGGCAGGGATAATCCCACCGAGCAGCGCGCCCGCGTTCTCCGGCTTCCAGTGAGAGGTCTCACTGGCATGGACGATCTGGGCCGAGTATGAGCGCCCTGTGACGCGCTCCTCGGCACTGGCAAAGATGATGTGGTTCTGCATCTCCCACCCAATCACCATCTCGTCCTTGTTGTCAGCGGCAAGCGGGTAGTCGAGTCCGTGGTTGCGGAGGTCCTGAAGATGATGGCGGATCCGGTCACGGAAGAGCATAGTCGTCGGATCGTCCTGTGTGATGATCAGCGCCTTGAGACCGAAACTGGTCGTCAGGCGGCGGAGGTTACGGGCGATGATGAGGGATGAGGCCCTTGTCTGTCGCCCCTTGATGGTGACGTCGCGGCCGGCGTGCTCGGCGAGCATGAGGCGCTGCTGGGGGTAAAGATTGAAGTCGACGACCACCCCACGCTCATTGGGGATCGTCAGCAGAGATTCAATCCACTCACCAGTCTTCGAGGGATCGAAGAGCAAAGTGTGAAGATCCGAATCGGGATCCAGTTCCCGATCGGCGCGCTCCGCTGGCAGCTTGGTGGGGATCTGCACCAGAGGGTTACCTCCCAGCGAAGCCCTTGAAGAACCCACCGGCCCCCTTCAGCAGGCGCTTACGGGCAGCCCGGATAGCCTCACTCGTACGTGTCCCGCGAAGACCTGGCACATCAGGGTAGAGGGTAGCCAGAGATTCCATGAGCACCTTCCGCGTTACCGCACCCGCTTGACCGGCGGAGCCGCGCCCCTTCGCAGATTCCTGCGCTCGAGCCTCCTTGGCTATTTCGCGGAGCCGCACCCCCGCCGCTTGGAACGTGATCCCCTCCTTCGCGGCGATCCGACGAGCGGCGCTTGCCGTAGCGCGGATACGCTTGGCGGCGATCGGGGCCTTCACGCTCGGAGGCAGGGGTACGAACGTCGGTGCGAAGGCCGCGCTGAGTTGGCTCAACGTCGGCCCTGGTGCCGCCTGTTGCCGTCGTGCCAACTCCTGGCGGACTTTCCGCCTAAAGGCTTGAGCAGTCTTGACAGCCATATCGATCTCCTCCTAGAGTCCTTGAGTCAACCGCTGGCGCATCTCAGCCAGCCGTCGGCGCATCTCGTCTGTCGGCATCCCCTTCGGCGGGACGGAGATCGGTGGTAGCGACTGTTGGGGGCGGCGCCGTCTGACCCTACGGATGGGCTGCCGCCTAGGCGAGCCGAAGAACCCAGCGGGGACGCTCTCCCGTCTCCCCGACCTACGGATGCGGCGGGCGGGCTGCCCAATGTCGGTAACGAAGAAGGACATTACGCCGCCTTCCTCTGCCGCAACTTGCCCAGCGTGCGGGCCAGGGCGATCTGCTTGAGGGTGCGGGTGTCGCCCCGTTTCTTCGCGGCGCGCTCCAGGCTGGCGAGTTTCTCCGCAGAGATCTTGCCGTCACCGCTAGGCTTGAGACCCGCCTTCTTCCGCAATGCCCCAGGCCTGCGGATTGCCTCCTGGATGAACTTCCTAGCCATGAAGCTCTACCTCCGACTCGGGATCCGACGATGGGATGTCCAGCCTCTCATCGAAGCGATAAATGTCCGGCTTGACTTGGACTCGCCGACGGCCACCCAACTTCAGAGCAGCATTCAAAGCTTCAAAAATAGTTGTGAAGTCGCCACTACCATCGGCGGCCACGATGTAGTCATATTTGGTTATCACGCAGCCCTCCTCTTCACCGGGCGGCCCTCACAGCGGGCGTGCATGAACTTCCGCTGGCGGTCACTATCGAACTCGCCCTCGCTCACGATCTTGCAGGCTTTGGCCTGGGAGATCACTTTCTTACGGCTCCGGCGGGCTTTCTTCGCTGCACCCTTAGCGGCCACACTTCGCCTTTTGTTCTTCTCCGGCACCTCACCGGCGGTGAGGAGGTTGCCAGCCATCAGCATAGGCCCCCGTCCAAAAGCGCCAGCTCTCACACCAACCGTCCCAGGTAAAGATCATCGGCTTCCAGTAGCGCCACGAGGACTGTCCCCAGTGGGGGGTGAGGAGATACCTGAGCCATCCCCACCAACCCGCCGTCGCGTAATGGGCACTACCAACCATCATATCCCGCCACGTTGCTCCGAGATGGCCGCCGAGAGCTGGCACTCGCGCTCGTTGAGCTTCCTACGCTCGACCGCCCGGTCCATCTCCTCCACCGAGGTCCGGCGCTCGCCGATCGGCGTCGGCCGCTGCATCGCCTTGAAGTCCTCGCCCATCATTGCGCTCAGGCGGTCACGCACCTCGTTCAGGTCGCGGATGAGGCCGTCAAGGACGTCGGTGTTGTCCTGGTCGTGGACTTGAGGATCGACCACCTGCGGTTCAGGCGGGAGGGCGGTAGTCGGCGTAACGGCGGAACCTCCGCCCCCGTAGTGGTGCGGCATGGCGGCGCCTCCTTCCTAATCCGATCATCTTAGTCCTCGACTACGGCGCCTGTCAAGTTGTACGATGGGGCCGACGATGGAGGCGTTACGGGAGTTTTGGGAGTTCATGGGCTACCTGGACACCGCCGCCGGTGTGATCGCCTTGGCCTGGGCAACCTGGCTGTGGAGGAGGGCACCGTGACGGAAGATCTCTACGGCACGCTCGAGGAGTTCCAGGCGCTCACGACCAAGCAGGAGCGGGACCGCTGGCGGCCGCTCTACCGGCTGCTGACACGCAAGGAGAAAGCACTCCGCACCGCCAAGGAAGAACTAGCAGACAAGAAAGCCCGCCTGGACGCACGGGCGCAGTACGCATTGGTAAAGGAGATGCTGGCGGCGGCTCCTATCCTAGCGCCCACCCCACTGCGGTTGCCAGCAAAACGAAAGCGGGGATCCTAGCGCCGGGTCTCCAGCTTGCGCCGAAATCTCTGCAATGCTCGCCGCTTCTCTTTGGTAGCCTTAGTAACGCGAGCGGGC